CTATTTACAGCTGAAAACTTCACCAACCATAACGGCATCTGTTGGGGCAATATCGGAAACATATTGTAAAGATGCATCTTGTGCATTATAAATTACGTTACCACCCATAGCAGCAGCCTTATTCATTAAGTCAGTTGCTGCATCACGGATTAATTCACTATGCGTTTTTAAGCCAGAAAAGAAAGTACTACGACGGCCTTCAGCTTTACCAATAAATTGACAAGTTGCGGCTGGTTTCGTATCAATAAATTGAACTTGGCGACCAGCAGAGGTAGCTTGATAATCTGAACTACTACAACCATTTAAAAATAATGTCACTGACAGTGCAGCACTAATAAAAAGAGTTTTTTTGATAGACATAATATTTCCTCAACCAATAAAAAAACATTAGTAATAATAATATAAAACATTGTATCAGGATAATTGATTAAAAAATATCGCTTATTATAAATGATGCTATTATGATAAATGTCAGCTTAATAATTAACCAAATCAATCTATTTAGTTAATTAATTGTAGCAAATTAGTTTTAACTCTATTATAATCGCAACCCTACTAAGTCAGTAGCACATCAAAACATGGCCCCTTAGCTCAGTTGGTCAGAGCAGTCGACTCATAATCGATTGGTCACTGGTTCAAGTCCAGTAGGGGCCACCATTAAAGTTGTTTAAATTCAATTGATTACTTCCTTTTATAATGTTTAATTTGTCGAGTTATTTTATGCTGTGGCGATAAAATGGCGGTTGATATTATTCTTATTCTACGTTTTAATCTTGCTAGTTAGTAGTTAGTAGTTAGTAGTTAGTAGTTAGTAGTTAGTAGTTAGTAGTTAGTAGTTAGTAGTTAGTAATGGCAGTGCTTGGAATAGGAGGGGCCAGATTGCTATGAGATGCAACCTGGTGATGTTTTAGGCTTTTTTGGCGTGTCGGCTATATGGCGAAATAGGAATGTTTACTTTTGGGTCTGGAATTGCGCTTGGTACAATTGTTTCAGATATTGATTGCATTGCAGTAAAAGTATGTCCACAATATATGTTGGAGCATTGATAATACTGTTTGCGAGTTAAGTTACTAATTTCTTCACTAGATCGGATAAATGTTTTATTTCGGCAATGTGGACATTTCATATGAAAAACCTCTTTTATTAAGCTTAGATTAATTTTACATTAATTTAAGTTTAAGTCTAGTCTTTTTGTATTTTTGTTTTTATATAATTTCGCTGGGGATTTTATTTAATGGTGGTAAAGTTTGGCTGAACTATAGCTTGTTTAATGATTAATTTAAGTTGTTTTTTGATTGAGTAGATGACTCTTTGTGGGAGTCATCATTTGATAGGCATTTAAACTATAGATTAATTTTGCTAAGATTATTTTATTACTTTTTTATAGTTTTAATTGTATATATTTTCATAACTTTCTTCCTCGGGTTTAATCTCTAATTCTACTTCAGTTGTGAATCCATCACTTTTATTTAATGAATGTGAACATTTAGCAATGGTCCATTTGGTTGAGTTTATTTCTGGTTTAAATCCATCCACTTCAACTGGCATTTCAGTAAATAAATCGGGACGACCGAGGGCTAGTTTAAGTTTAAATTGTGCTATTCCTTGTTCAATTTTTTTCAATTCACTTTTAGCCGCTTCTATTGCACTTTTTTCATTTGCATAAACATATCTAAGTTCTTTGATTTTACCTTTCATTTCTTCTTTTTCGGCTTTTTTCTTATCGACAACCTCTACGTGAGTTTTACTTTTTTCAATCTGTTGTTTATAAATAATTTTGTACGGCTTTTTGGTGGGATGTCTATAACTATGCCAATAGGCTTTTACACCTTGATATTGACTATCGATGATGGTGTAGCTGTGTGAATTTCCTGACTGTCTTTTGATTTTAGCTGGGGGGATTTTTTTGCCATTTACTGTTATCCCTTGGCCTTTATTAAATGCTATTAAGATATCATTTTTAACCGTTATACCTCCGCCATAATCATTAACTAAGCGAGTAAGAAAAGAACTATCTGTTTCTTTTGTTTGGTCAATATGTGAGATATATTTGGAACCTAACAGTTTATCACAGCGATAACTTAAATTTCTGCGTATAGCAATAATTGCGATTATTTCGCCTAAGGTAAGATCGTGATAAGATTTTTCGAGAACTTCATCGTTGAGCTTTCTTAAATCATCAGCACTATCTCCTTGTATAGTAATGACATCTGGTGTACCAGAATGGGTAACTTGCTTGATGGTAAATACATTTTTTATATTTGCATCAAAGATCACCGCTTCTTGATCGTTTAGCGTGGTTTTTTTGTTATCAGCTTTCCAACCAAGGGTAATTTCCAATTTAGCACCTCGAGTGGGTAAATTAACTTTTTGATCGGAATCATCAATGACTATGTTAATTGTATCTGCTTGAAAGCCATTATTGTCGACATATGTCATTGAGATAAGACGATTATCAAATTTTTTGGTAATGTCTTGTTTCTTGTTATCATCTAATAAGATAATTTTGTAAAATGGACTTGCCATGTTATACCTATATAATTATATCAATAATATCTTTGATTGCGCCTTCACCAAAGAAGTCTGGAATATCGACTTTAGTCAGGTTTATCGTGAAATCGATTTTTAGTGGTGAACCATGACGATTTAGTTCGGTATAGGTTTTCTCAACACTATTTAATACAAAAAAGCCAAGCGGAACACCGTCACCTTCAATTAGTGGCATCGGTATAGATAAATATGCCATGCGTTCTAAGACTTCAAGGCTGACTCTGCCATGGGTTATTTCGCTGTATACTGAACCAGATAAACTTATTGTTTCATTATTAGGTCCGGTAAACTGTAATGCTGAGCGTTTGTTGACTCTATTATTACTCGCCCAGTTCCAACTTTTGTTTATTCTCATATTTTTGTAAGGTAATGTTTTTAAGCAGAAAACAAAAAAGCCATAACACATCATCATTTTAGTAGATATCCCTTAAACTGCTTCTAATTTGAAATAATTGTTGTTGTTCTCGACGATCAAGTTCTTGAGTGATAACTTTGACTAACTCTTGTTCATTCATGCCAGGTGCTGCATTAATGGTAATATAATATTGTGAGGTTCCTCCTTGAATATTACCCATGCCCGGATTGGCGATAGAATTTGTGCTATTATTTATGCCATTAAATGGCATTTGTGGCGCAGTTGTCGACACTTTGTCAGCAAATTTACTCATTGAGTCTAAAGCTAGATCTTGCGTTCCATCAATGCCAATTTGATAGCCTTCAATAGTGTTAACACCAAATTCTTTAAAGATTTTCGATGGCGAATTAATTCCTAGTTTTGATTTGAACCAACCGCATATATTACTAGCGACATCTGATATGCTATCTTTTAAGCTGTTCCAAGCATTTTTGATACCATTTATAAGTCCGTCGATGATATCACTACCGAATTTAGCAAACATGGTTAGTAGTCCATTTTCACCCGTGAAAAGTTCTTTTATTTTGTTTGGTATTTCAGCCATTTTGTCAGGTAGTGTCATGATAAGATCCCATGTGTCACCAACTATTTTTGAAAGACTTTCAAAGAGTCTGATTGGTGCCATAAGGATACTACCCACAACAGAACCAAAAGAGGTTCCGGCCGATTTACAGCTTTCAAACTGTTCATCTGTGAGTTCCATTGGTGATAATAATTCACTAAACCAGTTGATTACTCCGCCTATTGCATCACCTATCGTTGTGAATACTGGTCCTAAGAATGAGAAAGCATCAATAACTGGCTGTATTTCATTGGTGAGTCCTTGCCAGAAACCAGTGAAGAATGCGCTGATTGGTTCCCAGAATTTTCGAATTACTAGTGCTGCCGCGGCAATAGCTAGAACGACAAGGCCGATAGGGCTGAGTAGAAATGCTCGACCAACTGTTGTGATAACCGTGCCTAAACCTTTAAATGCACCCGTTAAGGTTTTAATCGGAATCTCTCCTAATGTACCCAATGCTGTACTTGCCATGGAGCTGATTGAAATTATTTCCATAAAGGTGGCGACAAAAGTAGGGTGGTTGTTTACCCATTGCTGAGTATTTGCCATTAGGTCGGTTAACCATGGCATTGCGCTAACTATTGGTCCTTGCATGGAGCCACCCATTGAAGTTGAGATGTTAGCTAGTGTGGTTTTTAATAATTGAAATTGTGACGCGAAACTTTTACTGTCAATATCGGCTTTTATTTGTAAAGAACCCATGGCATTTGGGTTATTAATTACTGATTGTTGTTGTTCAAGTAGTGGTAAATTATTGGTAAGCTTGCCGGTGTTTTGCGCCTGTTCGCTACCAAATAGCTTAGTAAGAATTTCTGTTTGTTGGGTAGTCTTCTGTTGTTTAATGGTGGTCAGAACTTTTTGTATTGTGTCAATGGCATCGATTGACATATTTTTTTCTATTTGTGTGGCATCAAATCCAAGTGATTGTAGCGTTTGTTGGAATTGCTCTGATTGCGTTGTCGCTTTTGATAAACTGTTGACAATAGCATTGGTGGCGGCAATCGCGCCCTCTGGTTTTATATTCATGTTTAAAAATGCTGAATTTAATGCCATAACTTGTTTGAAATCGAGTTTATCAGCTATTTCCTCCATACCTTTTAATGAACTAATAATATCAGCTGCATTAGCATTGGTGTTGTCACTGAGATAATTAATGGTGTCAGCTAAGTTTTCAATATTTTCTGTTGGTATATTAAATAGTTTGGCAATTTTACTCAGATCTGTGGCTAACTCTTTTACTGGTAAGCCAAAGGCATTGGCTGAAATTGCCGAGATTTTAGTAAAGTTTAGTAGTTGTTTGTGTTGTTCACTTAGGGGGTCGCTTTGTTTAGTTAGACCTAATTTGGCATTGGATTCTACCTGTTCAGCTATATCTAGTGCTCCTTTGGCAGTTGGTATTTGTTGACTTAGTGATTGAATTTGCTCTTTCATGCTGTCAAATAGTTCAGTTGGTTTGCCTTGTAGGTCATATAGCCCTTTAACTTGCCTAGCGACTTTATTCATAGCCTTTTCGAGTTCAATAAAGGATCCAACCGAATTCAATACAGGTTTACCAAGATTTTTACCCAATTCTTTTAGCTTTTTACTTTGCTTGCTTGTTTTTTCTTTATCATCTGATTTTTTGTCAGTATTTTTTGCATCAGCCTGTTCATTATCATTTTTTGCCTGACTAGTTTCAGAAGACTTAGTTTTAGACTGAGGCTTATTTTTATTTTTTGCCCTAGATCTATTATTTTGTTTGGAATTTTTGTTAATTTTTTTGGCCATAATTAATAAACTTTTATTTTCTGATTTTGATTAATGATGTTTATGTTGAGCACATTGATTAAATACTGATTCGATTATTTAAATTATTTAACAATCATTGTCGTCAAACGGTACCTTTTATTTTTGATAATTTTGTTAATGATTATTCAGGATTATTGGTACCGTTTCTGACGCGAGCATGCTCTCGCCATTCCATAAGTTCAGATAAGTTTAATTCATCCATGGCAGATGGTTGCCAATGAAAGATTAGTGCAATATCTGCCATTGCCTCTTCTACTCGGTTAGGGATTCCTTGTCGGCATCGTTCGAGTTCGGGGACAAAAAATTGATTACCTCTTTGGTGATTTCCGACAGGTCAATTAAATCTAAAGTATATACTTCATGTTCAGCAATTGATGGTGTGGTAATGCGTGGTAATACTTTTGCTAATGAGTCGATATCTAAATCAATAAATTCGAGTAATTTAACACCACGTAAATCACCAGTTACTGGTTTGCGAATAGTAAATTCAGTTATGGTGGTTTTACCTGATTTTAGTCCAGTTTTTAACGTAATTTTTTTGCTGATAGTCATTTGCTTTCCCTCGTAAGAAGCCCTTGCGGGCTTTTTTATTTAAATGATTAATTTTAAATTAATTGTTATAGTCCAATGGCACTGCGTGCTTTGGATAGACGATCTTCGCCGTTTACTTTGTCGATCATGTTGATAAGGTCGATTTCTGTAATCTCTTCGTTGTTGATGATCTCTTTATAATAAGTACATTGCGTAGTGATTTTGGTCGAGTTGCTTTCACCTTGTTTTAGTTCACCACGGTCTTGTTCTTTATGACGTCCGTTAACGATGATTTCGACTTTAATAAAATCTTCACTATCATCTTTTTGGTAAGCACCAGCAAAACGTAATGTAACGCCATTGAGTAAGCCACCATGCTGTTTTAGCACTTCGTGAGCTAAGCCACCGATTGTCCATTCAACATTTAATGCATCATCATCATATCCCATGTCGATTGGTACACTGCCTGGCATACCGGCGCCGCGATAGTTTTCAAATTTTCGGGTTAATTTTGGTGGTGTGAATGATTCGACTTCACCAGCAAAAGAGGTTCCGTTAACGTAGACGTTGAAGTATTTGAGTTTTTTAGGTAGAGCCATTTAATTGTTCTCCTTAGTTAGTGGCGACTGAATTAGCCAGCTCAACCAAATATTTATCGGTAATGCGTTGGCGTAACATAAGATTTTCGAGAGGCGGGACAGGCGTGTAATCATAATCAATATATAATTTACCTGCTTTTAGAATGTCTGGGGTATTAGCTTCAGGGTCAAACCATGCTTTACCATCAACAATGTAGCCGTTAGATTTTAATTCACGGAATTTGTTATTGATTGATTCAATTAAATCTTTAATTAATGAGGCATGCATTGGTGCATCAACTAATTGGAATTGAGCTTCAGCGATAGTGTCAGCTAAAACTTGAGCGGTACGTGTGTAGTTTTCAAATGCAAATAATGTATCCGCTGAGCAAGTGCGAGATCCCCAGAAGCGATAGCCTTGATTGCAAATTAGAGTTGTTACATCGTGTTCATTTAAGTAATTTGAATCTGAGCTTTCTTCTTGCAAATCCCAAAATACATCGTTAGAAATGCCTGTGACGCCATTGACAGGAACATTTGATAATGTTTTATGCCAGCCAACTTTTTGGTCGATTTGGGCACGTAGACCTAACGCTCTAGCCGTTGCAGCTAAAGTGACATTTTGTTTTTGTGTAGCATCGAAACCGACAAAATCAGGCCAAATTACCATTGCTTCACGCGCACCTAATTTATCGCGATAAAGTACTGCTTGTTCTTTGGTTTTAGCGCCGTAAGCCGATACATAACAAAAGGCACGTAATTTTTGTGCTAATGAAACTAGTGCTGTTGCAACTGGTAATGAGTCATAACCAGGTACACCTAAAATACGTGGTTTTACTTTCAATTGCGTTTGTGCTGAAAGTAGCGCTTTCATACCTGTATATTTGCCATCTTCAGTGGTGGTACCAATAATATTTGCTTCTGTTTCTGCAACAGTTGCACCTGTTTCAACACGAACAGCAACAATAACCGGTGAACACTGATCTGCAATTGCTTCTAGTGTTGGTTTTAGTGTACCTGTTGAGCCAGCTTTACCGATTGCGCTATTGACATTGGTAATTAAAACAGGGGTGTTAAGAGGAAAATGCGTCGTATCGGCATCATCGCCAGTACAAACAATACCAATAACAGCGGTTGATACTGTTCTGATAGAGCGTGAACCTTCATTGATTTCGATGACTCGGACGCCGTGATGATAATCGTTAGCCATAAGTTCTCCGTTGTGGTTTACATATTGTAAAGTTAATGTACTTATCAATCTTTACATATTTATAACAAAGGAGTTAGTGATTGGATTTGTAGCGAAATTTGTTACAATTTATAGCGAAAATGTTTATCAGATTAGATAGATATGACAAACAAAAAACTGTCATTTATTACTGGAAATCAGATAAGTAAATGACAGTCATTAATATTGAAATTAGCTATTTGGTATATTTGGCCAGTCGATATTTGGTACTTGTTGAACATCAATGCGATTTACTAGTGCGCGGTATTTTTTCCATTTTGCGAGTAATTGAATTTCTTGCTCAGTGGCGATTTGCGAATCAACGGCGTCTTGTAAATAACTGATTTGTTCTGTTGCTTTACTTAATAATTGTTTTTTCTGAGATGTTGCGACATTGATGTCATGTTGATGCTGTTTTTCAGTATCTAATACCCATTTTTCACCGTCCCAGCTATCAAATTCACTGATTGGTTTTGTTGTTGTATAGCCATCAGGGATTTCACCCACTTCTTGCATGGTCTTTTCTGCACCTGTTTTAGTTGAGTAAACCTTAGTGCCACGTAAATCTTTAGGGTAGGTCCATTGTTGGCCATTGTGAATAATGGCTTGATTATCTTTAACGCTTTTTGGTGCATCTAAGTAAGCATTAGCTGGTAAGCCAACACCTATTGGCAAGTATTGATAGGTGGCTTGTAAAAATTCACCTTTCTCATCAACATTATAAATAACCGCCCACCCAGCCGAAATAGTTAGTCCGTTATTATCTAATACTGCCTCTTTTGGTTGTAATTGATATTTCATTATTCTCTCCTTTATTCTGCTTTAACGATATACATAAATGCGATATTACGTGGTCGGTTTTCGTGAGCCGTTGGGACAATTCTCGACGCATCAAATACTAACGATTGATGTGAGCCACCGGGGTTTCCAGAGAGTGCGTATGCCCCCCAAATGAAGCCGTTTGTATAAAATGCACCATTACCGATATTGTTAGCAGAACCACTTACTACTGAATCGATAGAACCGTAAATATTCCGAATTGCATCAAATTGCCAACTCAACATACCTCGATCTGGATCCGCCCCTCTGCCGTTATCCCAACCGCGGATGAATTCACCTCGTAAATCTGGTAAAAAGCCATGGGGGTATGTTGCGGCGAGTTTTGGAAAATCTTCTTTATTAAAAGTTGAACCATTGCACTCAAACCAACCTGCCGGGGGTGTCATCTGCGGCCACGGCAGAGGAATACCTACCGGCAGATAATTAGATATATTTTGAGTGGTTAAAAATTCTGTCCATGAATAATCGCCTGAATAAGCTGGATTTTGTACATCAGTTATCACGCCGCGAAATTTTGCACGTTTACTCAATATGTCAATTGCAATATCAGCAAATGAATCATCCATAGCAGACCGCATCACATGACTATAATCAAACGGCTTGTTACCTTGTGATTGTTCTTGCGTGAATAAAAAACCGCTATATTGATTTTTTGTTTCATCAATAGATTCATCACCGAGCACATACGAACTCCCGATCCCGTATGAGTATTTTGTTAAAACAGGTTGACCTTTTATGCTTAGGGGACCAATCATATTATCACCGGAACGTTTTACTGCTCCGTTTGCTACATCATATGCTGTTTTAACCGCCAATGGTGTTGCAGCTTGATTTTCGAGATTAGAATCAATAGCTGAATTTAATTGCACAAAGCCTTTTGATTTTGTGGTGGCATTTGGATGATTAGTTGATTTTTCATGAGCTGTCATTTTTACGGTAATTAAATCGTCAACATATTGTCGAGTAGCCAATACCACTGCTGGGTCGATCTTTAATTGAATAGATTGGGCATTGTCGACAATAATGACCATTCTAATCACTTGTGTACGGCCACTGCCTTCCACTAATTTAGGCTTATAAGTAGCAGGGCAGTTACCAACGGCGATTAGATTACCTTTGTCATCAAATAAGCCAATTTCATGAATAAACCAGCCGCCATCAGATTCGGGTATAACTTGTTCGGCAATAATTTGATTGGGGTTTTCTTTATCAACAAATAGTGTGTTGATAGCTGCACGCCTAACTTCGTGCACTAATTTGGTTTGGTTTGCATCAGGTTTTGGTATTTTACCGTTGCCATCTCCAACAGCCATTTGTGTTATTTTAAGTGGTACGCCCAGTGCGGTAGCATTGGCTAACAATGCCGCTCCTTGTTTAGTCATAATTGTATAGTAAGTTTGATTCATGGTGTTATGCTCATTGTATCGATTAAGTGAATAGTTGCGCCTAAATGGCCTTCTGATTGTGTTGTGACTGTTTCAGCAATATAAGGATAGATGTCTAAAGTATTACCATCATAACTACTGGCGCCAATGGTTAATGAACCTTTAGAAACTAATTGAATCGCCAAATTTGATAATTGACGTGATACTGGTTTTACATCATCAATTATACGACTGAGTTCTTTATAGGATTCTTCAGTTATACCGGTATCTAATATGCCAATTTCCAGGGCAAAAGAGCCTGGTGTTTGATTGTTTTGCCACCATTCGATAATTTTAATTAAGTAACCAAATGGTTCTACTGCTCGGCGAATTGCCTCTTTGGTACCTTTGAGTTTATGAATTTCAAAGGCTTCGGCGATGACTTTACGTTTGATCTGCTCAGACCAATTTTCATCCCAACGGTCTACACTATATTGCCATGCCAGATAGGGAAGTAATTCGTAAGGACAAGTTTGCGGATCCCAAAGTGAGCGTAACGGTATTGGTGGCTCACAAGCAATCGCTTGTGAAAGATTTTTTTCCAGTTTGGTGGCAGTAGGGGGGAGTAGCGTTTTATTCGCCATAGCCTGCTACCTCAATTTGATAGTCTGAACAATAACTAGCTTGTTCACGGTTGATGATAATATCTTGTGCTGGCTCTTGAAGTTCAACACGTTGTACACCAACCGCATGTAATGCGGAAATGATTGCACTGCGACTGATTCTTCGGCCAATTCGATGTTTTTCGCTAATATAAGCTTGCAAATTATCCAAGGCGGTTTTTTTAATCGGTTCTGATTCGGGACCTGGATATAAGTAAAGTTTCGCTTTGATTTGGTAGTCAATTAATTCGACTGATTTAACGGTCACCCTGTCGGCAATCGGCCGACGATCATCTTGATTAACCGCTTTTTTGACAATTTCAATTAATTCATCAGAAGCTATACCATTATTGTCGCGAGCTAATATCGCTAATGTAACACAGGCAGGGGACGGGCTTTCTGCTGCGGCATCTAATACTCGACCATCAGCACTTCGTGCAAAAAATTCATAAGCGGCTCGAGGGCCTGCAACTGATAATCCTTCAAATGCCGATTGAATTCGCACTCGAAAGTCACTATCAGCTTCTTTGATTTCTTTAATGGCAGGCACGACACTATTATCTTCAGCTTGAATGGTTAAACGATAAACATTAAAGTTGGCGCCTAAATTATCTAAATCCTGATCTTTGGCGTGAGCAATCATAAGTGCTTGTGACGCTTCGTTTATTCGTTGCCGTAAAAGTAGTTCATAATAGCTACTTTCTTGCAATAGCTTAACGATTGGCTCACTTTCAAATTGTAATGTTTTAGCAACTTCAAGCTGATCTTGCTCGTTATAAAGTGATAGGAATTTAGCTTTGCGACGATTAAAGATCTCCTCAAAATCTAATGATTCAATCACATCTGGGGAAGGTAATTTTGAAAGATCTGTTAATGTGGCCATGTTGCTACCTCGATTTCGCTAGTAAATGTTTGGTTTGGTTTGTCTATTCTGGAACCAGTTATTTGTAAGGTTAATTTTTCTTTATCAGGAAATACATCGACAGCATCAAGTTTTATTCTGGGTTCCCATTGAGCAAGAGCCAATACCGTTGCCGAAATCACTCGTAATTTTGTTGCTTCTGTATTTGGATTATCTAAAAGTAAAAACAGTAATGAACCATAACTACGACGCTCAATTCTCGAACCAATCGGTGTTGTAAGAATATCTTTAATCGATTGGTTGATATGATCCATATCGTTAATTGTTCGCCCTGTTTTGCTATTCATGCCTATGTAACTCATTGCGGTTTTCCTGTTGAATCACCACCAGCTTTAACGCCAATATGTGTGTGAGAGTCTAATACAATGCCGTTCGATGATAATTGACCTTGTTTGTGAATGACGTTACCAGTTAAGGTTCCTGTACTACCTTTGGCGCCACCACCGCTAGCACTAAATGATTTGAATGTTACATGATCGCTACATTCAACCAATGGTGTATCAAGTTGAATTTTGCTACCCGCTTTAGCCGTAATTTGTTCACTGGCTTCAATGATAGCGGTTTTGATCCCTTTGATGGTTAGTTGACTGGTTTCGGGTTCATATTCAAATGAGGCTCCGTCAGGAAATGTTACAAAATATCCATCCTCAGATTTAGCGGGAGCGGGATTGGCATCACTGAATATACTCGGTAATACACAACCTAACGTTAAGTTACCACCAGGGCTTAAAATGAATACCTGCTCACCAACTGATGGTGGCCACCATGTACGGCTTTTACCAGCACGATGGGTGAACCAAGGTAACCACGCGGTAATTAATTCACCGGTACGGACTTTAACCCGATCACCATTGGTTTGATAAATAACACCAGGGCGAATCAGGTTTTCAATTTTTCGTAGAATGTCGACTAAGTCGGCGGGATGATAATTTTTCATAACGACTATAATGAAATTTTATCAATTAAAAATAAAGTAAGCGTAGTTGTAGTGGTTGGGGTTACAAATTTTCAATGAGTTAAGTTAGAACAGAGTGTGGTTTGAATAATGCGATCATTAACTTTCTTTTTACCCTTTTTTTAGTTAAAATAAAAATAACAATAAAATCAATACATTAATTAAGTGGTTAAAAAAAGGGTTTTTAAAAGCCAAATAGCACTTTGCCTTTTTGCTAACAGAGTTTATAGTATATATTGTTCTAGTTCACTGCCGTGTAGGTAGTTTAGAAATAAGCGCCCACATTTTTTAGCCTCATTAACCGGTTCACTGCCGTGTAGGTAGTTTAGAAAACCGCTGCCAACTGCGTTCATCAACATACACCGTTCACTGCCGTGTAGGTAGTTTAGAAATATAGAAAGAATTAAAAATATGGAAGATGAATGTTCACTGCCGTGTAGGTAGTTTAGAAACGGTCGCACCGTAGGTGGGGCTGTTCGATGGGGTTCACTGCCGTGTAGGTAGTTTAGAAATCATTAATACGTTGACGTAAAATTAACTCGTAGTTCACTGCCGTGTAGGTAGTTTAGAAAAAATAAACTAAAGATATAATAAACACATAAATGTTCACTGCCGTGTAGGTAGTTTAGAAAACACCACCAAAAATCATACCGAAAGCGGCATCGTTCACTGCCGTGTAGGTAGTTTAGAAAACGTATCAAAACGTTTCTAACTGACTATTTCAGTTCACTGCCGTGTAGGTAGTTTAGAAAAGGAGTAAGGGAAACGAGGCATAGGCGACAACGTTCACTGCCGTGTAGGTAGTTAAAAATTCACACAAACCGCCTTTGGGCGGATTTTTATTGCTCAAATCTTTTAAATCAAATACCATTGCTTAACAAAGTAAGGAGAATGGTATGAAAAAGATTATTTATTGTTTGTTGTTTGTCCCTTTTTTTGTTTTCAGTGATATGGTTAAATTTGAAGACTGGACGGTAAATTCAGAAGTAGATCCTATTACAGATGCGAAAAAAATTAATATTATGATAGTAGATAAAACAAAAAATAAAAACGAGACTGCAGGATTTGTGTTTAATTGTAAATCCGTTTCTCTTGTCTCAATGAACCTAAAAGATTTTCCGAAAGCTGATGATGTAGGAAATTTAACCAAAGTTATACTAAGAGTTGATAAAAATGTCCCAATTGAAATGCAATGGACTAAATCAATCATTGGTTATGAATTTTCCAATTTTGATGAAATTAGCAATTTGCTTAAAAATGGGGAAAAGTTAGTGGTTAGAGCTCAATATTCGATAACTAAAGACTTTTTTTTCTCACTAGCTGGTTTTTCAAACGCTTATGAAGAATTACAAAAAAATTGTACTACCAAATAATTGAAATAAGTTTCTATAATTCATTGATAATAATATTATTGAATAATTGAGTAAATCAACCGTCCTTGAGGCGGTTTTTTATTGCCCTAAACCTTAAATGACATACTATTTACCAAAAAAGGAGATGGTATGAAAAGAGTTGTATTATTAGGATTGGCTTGCTTTGCGTTGTTTGGCTGTGGCGAGAAAAAGGTCACTGAAGAAATGCTTTTAGGGGATTGGGAGTGTACGCAAAACGACCAAAAAGCAAAATGGAAAAATGGAACTTTTCAGGATTTCGGAGAGATCAAAAGCGAAAAAACTTTAATTACATACAAAACTTATGACGGGTTATTAATGAGAGGGAGGGGTAATGATCTTACTAAGGGAGATTGGTATTCTGTCTCATCAAATCTTTCGATTCAAGACGTAAAAAATCTACACATATCGGAATTTTCCAGATCTTATATATCTAGTAAATTTGAATACATTTCTGATAAAGAATATAAACATACGTTGATTATAGAGAAAGTTTATAAAAGTCTTTCAGAGGAAGAGCAAACAAAAGATAATTCAAGACAAAAGATTGAAGAAAACTGTATTAAAGTAGTGCATTAAATTTAATAGCAAAAATAAATTGATTAGAGCCCGCTTCGGCGGTTTTTTTATTGTTCTATTATAGCTAATTTAAAGTTACATGTTCGAAGAACGGGTTTTCGATTAATACAAATTATTAGCTGAATTGCCTCTAATCCATTTAAAATCAGATAATAATCAATGCCTCAATATGCATTTTAACCTGGTATTAATTTGTTTATTATTGTTAGTAAACAGTGAATTTATCTGAATTTTTCTTTAGTTGCTTACTCGAGCAGCAGATTATAACAATGGCCATATTCTGCAATTATTAATTAATGTTTTTTGACCGATAAATTTTTTAGTTAAAATTTTGAGGAGAGCACTTTTTTGACATTAAAAAATTTGAGGAAAGGGGTTTTTTAAGCCCCTAGAATCAGATATTTAAATAATATTTTTAAAACATTAATGTTAGTATTAGTATTTTATTGGCTATACAAAGTAACAGCTATTAATAGCCATACTTTTCTAATGGTTCCTGTAATATTATTCGGTCGGTTAATGAGTCAAATTCTGTTTTTTCCTGTTTTTGTGTTGGTTTGATTCGTTCTGATAATCTTAATTCAATGGTTAAATCACATTGGTTGTCAGTGATATTGTTAACATGAAACTTAATTGCTTGTTGGCGGTTCTGAGCGCTAATCAATGTATCTGGTTGATTGTTCTGCATCCAACTGACTATGTTGGCGGTTAAATCATTAAATGGGTAGCAATAACCTAGTAGATTTATCGTTAACGTGAAATGGTATTGAAATCCACAATTATCCACTGAGAAAGGCTCAACAATGCCATCTTTGATGATAAATTGATTTTCTGCCGTTAAATTAGCATTTAACAGATTCTTCTCAAACAAATAGTGTTTTAATTGGTTAATTTTTTTCATACGGATCCTTTTAATCTTTATAAATAATCTTGATGGCAGTAAAACAGTGATTTTCAATGCAATAAAATAGAGCTGAGGTTGAAATAAAATAACTACAAATTATCAATCCAAATGAATTGACCTGAATATTAAACTTAGCTATTCATGTGTTTAAATGGTGATTTTCAACTAACTGCATTTATTTTGTCGTCATCATTGTCAATTACTGTTATTAGTCGATTTTACTGAACGACAAAAGATAGCTATGTTGCCTTTGCTTTTTAATAAACAGAGTAATAATGTGATGTTCATTACAACTTGGGCTAGGTAAGCGCGATGTGGTAGATTGAAAAATGAAAATAAGCAAACAGCAGCACTTGAAACTATCATCAACCATGCTAACCAACTGTATTTAACTTTGTAGCGACAATGGTTGCGATCGAAGGTAAATAATCGCACTGCAATCATTAAACAAAAAATAGCATTGAACGTCATTATCATGATTTTTTGCCTCTAAAGTTATTGAATAAATCTGTTGGATCATCGAATTTTTTAATTAGCCATAATAACAATTTAACACTAATAGCAGATGCAACTAATGCACCTAAACCTAGTGGCATCTTAGTTTGAATATTGGCTGGAAAAATAGGGATGAGTAAATACAGCGTCATTTCTGCTAGCAGTAATCCCATAGCAAATGAGATAAAAAATAGGACGATGCGGCGCAAAACAGAAATGTATTGTTCACTAATCACAAGTAAAATCGAACCACAAAGTGCGCCTAAAATAATGCCATTTTCAATGTTAGGATAAATCATCGATAGTGAAAAAGCGCTAATAACTGCGGTAAAAGTTAGACTGGTGGGTTCTGTCATTAAATTAGTCCCATAAATTAATAGAATTAGAATTTTTTTCAGGTACCGATTCAGGCACGTTTACTTCAATACCCATAGGTAATATTGCTGGTAATTCACAAAGTTTTGGGTTGTTTTGATAAATTATTTCGACAATTCCGGCTGTTTTACCAAAAACTCGATAAGCTAATGCATCAATAGTTTCATTTTGCATGGTATAAACAATCATTCTTTAATTACTCCATAGTTAATTTGGATTTATTTTTAACAGCAACATTGATGGTGTTTCAATAAATAGGGCTCGGCGGAAAACAAAGGTGTCGAATCGCTTAAAACCATTGCACCGCCGAGATGTGAGGGTCACTCGTTGTAAATAGTTATTTGATATTATGGTCGTTGTTAACTGATTTTTAAGCAATTAACTAAAATTGTGGCAAATTGAAATACAATATGATCTGTAATAGATTCGATACAATAAGCTATTAACTCAAGTAGTTATAAAATTAATACAAAACATCTGATAATTATTAGAAAATGACTAACCTTATTAATATGACCTTTAGGTCTTTACTATTTACCATTAGGTAATTATAATCAAGTTATCGTGTACACGAAAAATTGTTAGTGTGTTTTTATATATTTATATTTGGAGATATATTCATGGCTTTTGCTTGCAGAAATTTTTCTCGTTCAGCGGGAAGTATAATGAATTTAAATCCTAAAACAGATTATCGCTCTTATACTTCGGTTGATAAATCTGATTATAATAATGCTACACAGACGGATATAAATAAAGTAGCGGCAGATTTAAGGAGAGCTTTAGAGCTTTATGAGTCAGAAAAAAAAACGAAAATGTTCCTACTAATAAAGTGCCATCTTCAGATGTTGTTCTGGAGATGGAAAAAGCCATCGAAAAAAATCCTGAGATATTAGATCAACTATTTGAAAGTCCTTTAATACAACAAACCGTTATCCATAAAATTGAATCTTATAAAGGTCCACTTCCTCATCCTGATATATTAAAAAAATATGATGAAATCGATCCTTCATTTTCAAAGATAATCTTTCAACATTTCGAAAAAGAACAGAATCATCGACATAGTATTGATAATAAATCTATTGATGGCGCAATAAAAAGTGATAAACGTGCTCAATGGATGGCATTTATTTTGAGTTTCCTTATTATTACAACAGGTGTTGTCGCTACTTTTTGTGGTTATGAAATATTTGGAGCATCAGCTGTTGGTTTTAATATTGCTGGATTGATTGCAGCATATCTCAAAGGTAGAACAAATAATAAAGATTAAACTTTGTATTTACCACTCCTAAAATATCGACCTATAAATTGCAAATATGATGTAAATCTACTTTCATCAATTTTGTTATAAATAAAATTTTACTGATTAATCTCCTTGATCGCTTGTTTATCCGCATTGCATTTTTCGATGACATGCAATAAATGTTCGTTGTATTTTAAACTATCACCAAAGGTCATTGGTTGCGGGGGTAAATTTGGCTGACAACTAATGAGTAGATGCGCTGGTATTGGTTGATTGACGAAGATTTTTCGCTCGGTTGTACAAGCTACCAGAAATGGGCATAGGCACCAGCTGGTTAGCGCAATAATTCTCTTTGAGTTGACCATTGATCTGCTCCTGATTTTGTAGCGATTGCTGTTCCAAAGATTGTTTATTTTTTTCGTTATCAGCGATAATCTGATTATTCCTGATAATTGTTTGTTGTAACTGGCCTAACTTTTGTGTCAATTGATTGACTTCATTTTTTGCCAATTGTTTTGCATGCAATAAATCAGCAATGATAAAAATGAGTAATAGAAATGTGAAAGCAATAGTAAAGTTGGTTTTGTTCATACTAATCCTGGTAAATAAATTGTTTTGCCGTTTTGTTTTACCGCAGTAATAACACGTCTACGTTGGTTGCTATGACTAAATTCAATGTGAACCCATTGATTATATTCTTGAATGATTTTGTCAAATTCGATGCCAGCCGTGATTAAACGTTGGCAAATTTGTTTGGGATTGCCATAGGCACAATGAAAATCAACGGCTAAACCTTTGGTATGCGCGCTAGTTTGTGAGCCTCCAACTTGACTATTTAGAGTAGGGCAACGATATCCAGATGTGATGATTATTGGATGTGCTAAAGCTTTTCTAACTAATTCTAATTGATTTGCCGTTAGCTGAATATTGGCCATTAATTCATCTGGCACATGATTATCTATGTTTAGCCGAGCAGCGATTGTTGAGCGAGTAAATTCTTCTAATCTGAAGTGTTCTGTTAATCTCATGACTCTGCATCTCCTTTGATCTATATTACGAATCTTTCATCTAGAGTTTTAATTAAGGTTGTTCCTGAGCAATCTGCTAGGCAAGCAATAATGTCAGCAAGTACAAATGACAAATCAAAATAGCTAACAGTTAAAAAGGTCAAGATTGCCACAAAAAATCGAAATAACTATTTGAGCAATTAATGTTTTAATAGCTGATTTGTTACTGCTTAATGGTTTATAAAAGTAACTTGCCAATGATGCATACTAAGTGATGATGAACAAATAAATAATCACATACTTGAGCGTTAGTCAGCATAATTGATTCTCAATATTTAAACGGCTGCTAAGTAAGTTTTCAGACCTATATTATAAAAATAATAAATTGACTATCTTTTTTTATATCTCTCTTTCAATCTTGATAGGTTATATGAAATAAGTTAAGCGGCCACTTAACACTGTTTAATTATACAGCTTTTAGATGTTTCAACCTAATTTATAGGGGCAAATTGATTAAAATTTCACAAGGTAAAAACGTTATTAATCAATTTGTTATGCGTTCATTTTAATGGGGTTTTGTAATAGATAATTTGACAATTAAAATCCTCTATTTTGGCTAAAATAGATAGGTATTTGACAGGTTTAGCAGATTAATTAAAAACTTTGCTATCAAGGTTTAATTAATAAAAATAATCATGACTAATATGATTTTGAAGATAATTATTAGTAAATATGGAATAAACTGGAAAGGTTAGGCTTTAAAAAACCCCGTTCCTCAAAATTTTTGAAATTGCTATGAAATGAAATGGCAAAAAAGAAGGATAGTTGATGATGGTTGTTAAGTGGGTATGAACTATTTTCAACTATCCTAACGTGTTTATGAATTATTTGAATTATCAGTTTGCTTAGCGGCCAGTTGTTCTTTTAATGGCTCGAGTAAATCTCGAAACCAAAACAGTATTATGTCTTTATCATTTTCACGTAAATGAATATATTCAGTAATGATTCGTGAAAGTAATTCGGCGCGTTCAATTGTTTTCATTTTTTCCAACTCGTTCATTTTTATTTACCCTTCAATACTGTGTTTATATACAGTATATAATAATTAGCTTTTCGATCAAGTATATTTTTTAAAAACTTAGAGCGAACTCACTACCAACATTTAATTCTTTGATATTTATCTATTTTGTTGCTGAATTTTTATACTTTTTACCTGGTTAAAAAGCGTAAATTATGGCCATTTTTCTTCAGTTAAAAGTAAAGAGAATATGGCTTTTTAGGTGGCCTTTTTTTCGCTTCTATACAGTGGTCAGTAATTATTAAATGTAGCTCATCGAGCCTGTCGGTTAGCATCAAATGTTGGTATGGGTTGATTTTGATACTCTCCCTTAAATAGAGGCGATTCACATTGAAATCATTATCCGCTAAGCCGATAATTTTCAGTTGTTGTTTGATGATTCGCCTTTGTTGTTCACAATCATTAGTAACCGTACAGTTATTGACAGAACTCCAAGGCGTGCGTTCCGCCCGCAATGGTGATGCTTGATTGGTCTTTACACTATTTAGGCTACTCTTGGGTACTAACCGCCATTTAGTTAATCTGGTGTAAATAGTCGATGCAATCCCATGAATTGGCGCATAGATGCCTTTTATTTTTTTGATGATCTCCTCATATTGATTCAGCTTATCTTCATAAGCCAGGCGGACTTTAAGGTCTTTACGTTTGACTAATGGTCCTCCTTGATGCGCGGTATAAGCTGCCCAATCCCCAATATCAGCTGACGCTAATACCGGATCGATAATATCATCAGTCACTTTTTTGCTTTTTAAACGCCGTAGTTCTCGCCAAACACTGACAGGTGCGCCACCCAATTGTTGAAATTGACGAATCTTCCAGCGACTAGCCCAAGCGGTGATCGCTTTCGATGACGCTTTTAAGTTTTCGCCAGTTTGGGTATCTATTTCATTTTCGAGCGCATATCCATCAATGTTTTTGGCAATATATTTGGCGATATAACCGGTTGCCGATCCTCTTTGTTTATCGATATCCTTAAATTCAAAGCGATTGATGGCGGCACCTTGTTCTTCGCCATCTTCATCCATGGCATAGATCCACATAGTGTAAAAAGCCTTTTGGATATCTTCTGGGCGCATAAAAATTAAAATATGCCAATGAGGTGTACCATCATGATGCGGTTCGGCAACCCGAAAGCCGAAAAATTGAATATGTTCACGATTTAATTTAGCGCGAATACGAGACCAGACTTTGCATAAATAAGCTTGTGTTTCTCGAGGTGTGTTGCCCTGCCAATTTTCGACAAAACCGCCTTTGGCATGCGCGCTGTGATATTTGGCGGGAGCCGTTAAGGTTATAAATGCGCCTTGGTAACCTAGCTCATCGGCCAAATCCTCAAAACCTCGCATCCGTGTCATCAGTTCTACCCGTCTGATAGCCGGATTAGCAATTGATTTATACACTTGCAAATCAAGAGGGATCTGTTCGCCAGTATCTTGATTTTCAATCATCATCTTTTCAAGATATTTTTGATTGCGACGCTTTTGCTCCTTCCACTCCATTTGACAGCTACGGCTAGCATACGGCGAGGCCTTTTTTTGCACTTGACCTACAGCAATGGCTAAATGCTCATGCTCAAAATCTCGACGCGTCTTTAATTTACGCTGCCACCATTCATGATTGGTTATTTTAGCCAATGCCTTAATGCAGTTTTCGTTGGTTAATTTATTATGATTAAAATCGTTCAAATAAGGTGGGGGAATGTTGATACCGCTTAGTTCTTTTAAAACGCTACGATAAAGTTTCTGCTCCAAACTATCGCTTTCAATATGATTAGCGGTTAAGCAGAAGTCCTGATCTGCAAGGCAACGTTGAATGTGTTTATTCAGATAATTACTTATTTCAACACTTAAATTAGCCAACTTTTTAGTGCCTAAAGTCGCTAATTGAGCAAATTCATCAGCAAAATTAATCGCTAAGGCACTAGGGCTAGCCACTTGATAACGAGCTTTGACTTGTGATAACCGTGATTGAATATTACCACCCAAAGTTTGCCGTAAAAAACTATTGGCGGCTTTGCGTCCTTCAGCTTGAAAAAGATTAATATATTTATCAGCAAAATAGCCGGCTAAAAAATCAGGTAAATCAGCAAAATATTGTGCACGGAAAGAATGATCTTCTTGGTCAACTTGCCACAATTTGATTTCATTATAGCTGATAGATTGTGGCATTTTTTTGCCACAATCAAACTGGGCTATTGGCGTTCTTACTATTTTTTTATTAGGTAAATACTGCCCTATATTTTCATAGTAATCACGCATAGCTAATAATAAAGAATGTTTATTTTTAGCAGGAATAACGGGCAAGAAGAATGGTTGGCTGATCATAAATTCTCGGTAGCAATTATCGTTTGGCAAATAGCTCTTTTAGACTTTGACAATCGACACAAAGTTGACAACCTTTTAACAATTGTCGGCGTTTTTCTGGGATTGGCTCTCCACATTCCAGACAATCCTTTGCTGATTCACCGGCAAAGGTTTGCCGATTAGCCAATAGATTATCCAGTTCAAGTTGAGCCAAATCATTCGCTTGGTCTACAATATCTCGCATTAGGCATTCGTCTCATAGCTTTGATGGCGAAGTTTTTCTGCTTCTTGATTAAGCAGTTCATTTATTTCACTAGCGGTTAAATCCTGATCTAAAATATGACCACCTATTTGCATTAAGCGATTAATATATAGATCACAAAGTCGTTGTTCGGTTTCTTGTTTAATTTGTCCCGATATATCTTGAAATTTCGATTGAGTGAGATTGCTTGAGTTCATAGAGTTTTCCTCATATATATTATTGTTTGCTAAAATCTTGTGCTTCACAGTGGGCAAAAACATCAACGATTGCTTGCAACCGGCGAAGTCCTATCTCTAAATTATCTATTTCATTATCGTTAAGCTGATCAAAGTTCAGATTACGTTCTGAATATGGCAATCTTGTGTTTAATGGTGTTATGCCTGCTGCTGCTAATAACAGTCTTTTTTGTCCAGGCTTTAACCGATTAAAATTGCTGCGAACTAAGCTGCGATGTCCATGTATCAATTGATATAAATGTCTTATATGTTCAAGTTGACGAGCTCGTTCGATATTATTCATCGCTCTTACTTCCATGACTGTGTTTTAATCAAAAAAGAGCCATTTCTTGCGGAAAAGGCAACTGAGTTATTAACTGATTTAAGTTCGGTTTAACGGTGTTTAACTGGCCATAATTTAACGATTTTCCCATTATTTTTTTCGATCCAACCATTTGGATTATGCTTATTAGTTTGAATAAAAATGACCAAAGGTTGTGTCGTCGATTTTTGACTTAAATAGATAGCCTGACTCATATTATTGCTCCTGCAAATTTATTTCAGGATTAAACGCCTTGGCGCCTTCAAGAGTCAGGGCGGTCATATTAATTAATGTTGTCGAACGGTCATGCTTACCGGTAATTTTTTTCTTTCTTGTCGGCAGCAATCCTTCATGGACATATTTTTTAACAGTACGGGGATTCATACCCGAAACACGGGCAAATTCATCCACCGTGACATAAGGAGCTGAAATAGTGATTGAAATTGTTGTCATCATGGTGCATTATTCCTAGCATAAATATGCTTATGTGTAATTATGTGTATTTATGTGTAAAATTAAACTTAATATAATTTATCATTAAGCTTGGCTTAATGTCAATTATATTTTTACCTTTTATTTAATCTAGGCTTAACTTGATATGAGTATTAATTTTAATTCTGGTGGTGCTAAAGTATTGGACAGAATCATTGAGGCTTATGGGTTTAAATCCAAAGTAGAGTACAGCAACTATTTAGGTACATCGGCAGCGAGTTTATCAATCCGTTATCGACGCGATCTCTTTCCTTCCGATCTGGTGGTTAAATGTATGGATGAAACAGGCGCATCATTACAATGGTTAGCAACTGGCGAAGGGCAATTTAACCCAGCTGAACAATCTAAAGAGACAGTTATTTCTGATGAAACTTTAGTCAAACTTGAGCGATTAGCCACTCTAAAAGATAAAGGTGCTATTACCGAACAAGAGTTTAGCGAATTAAAAGCACAGTTGATTTAGGATAGTATAGGATTAATAGCACGTATGTCAGTAAGAAAACAACCTAATGGAAAGTGGTTATTTGAAAAATATCTCCCTGGTGGCCGTCGAATCCGTAAGAACTTCGCCACCAAGGGAGAGGCATTGGCATATGAAAACTACCTTGAAGAGCAAGCAAATGAAAAACCATGGATTAATGAAAAAATCGATAAACGCCGCTTATCGGAATTAATCCAAAGCTGGTATTCGCTGCATGGCCAAACCCTTAAAGATGGGCAAACTCGCTTAAAAGCCATGCTATTTGCGAGTGAATGTATGGATAATCCATTAGCAAACAATTTCACCGCTAAACAATTCACAACATATCGCCAAAAACGAATTGAGGGTGAGATATATCGCACCGACCGCATTAAAACGGTTGCACCCAGAACAATGAACCTTGAATTAACCTATTTCAAAGCGATGTTTAACGAGTTAATTCGATTGGGGGAGTGGCAACATAAAAATCCGCTAGAACTGGTTCGCTCATTTAAAACTGACGAACAAGAGATGGCTTATCTAACCAAAGAACAAATCCAATCGCTACTCAACTCATGTGAGCAAAGTAGTGCTAAAGATCTTACCATCATTGTCAAAATCTGCTTAGCAACCGGCGCCAGATGGAGTGAAGCTGAAAGCTTAAAAAGCGCACAAGTCAAAGATGGAAAAATCACCTATATCAACACCAAAGGTAAACGCAACCGCACCATTCCAATCAGTGACGAACTATATCAACAAATCCCCCACAAAAATGGCCAACTTTTTACCGCCTGCTATTCAGCCTTTCGCTCGGCACTAGATAGAACCGGCATCGAACTCCCCGAACGCCAATTAACCCATGTATTACGACACACCTTTGCTAGCCACTTCATGATGAATGGTGGCAACATATTAGTCCTACAAAAAATCTTAGGCCACACCGACATCAAAATGACCATGCGCTACGCCCACTTTGCACCAGATCACTTTGAAGATGCGGTAAGGTTGAATCCGTTGGGTTATTAATTAAAAGTGAATTAATTTATGGGTAATTACAGCAAAAATATTTCAGAACGAATAAAAAATGTAAGAATAAAAGAAGGCTATTGTTTAATTTGTGGTTCATATGGTGAACTTACTATGGATCATGTTCCACCTAAAGGAGCAATTACAATTTCCAAAATAGAACAAAAGCATATTTTTGAATTATTAGAAGGTGATAACAAAAAAATAAAAGGTGTTGTATCTCAAAATGGAAGTAGATTTAAAACAATATGTGCAATCTGTAATAATGATGTGATTGGAAAAAATGATATGGAAGTATCTTCCGTAATTAAAGAATTAAATATAAAAATTAAGAGCTATTTTTATAATCCTAGATCTATATATAATTCAATATCAGTTCCATTTAATCCAATACGTTTTTGTAGGGCGATGATTGGACACATATTATCAGCTACAACAGTTAATCATTGTAAATATCCACCAGTTAATTCCTCTTATTTCAGGCCATTACAGAATTTTGTATTAGGTGATGATAATGCAATCAAGAATACACATGATATTTACTACTGGTTTTATCCTCATAGAATGCATATTAGTAGCAAAATGGTTGCTTTTCGAAATCAAGGCAATGGTTGCATTCTTAGTGTTTTATCATTTTTTCCTATTGCATTTTTATTAACAGAAAAAAATATGGGTATATTTCCTGCTCAAGCTAAAAAATTAACTTTTCAAGATACTCATATTATTATGGAATTGTCAGCAAGAAATATAAATTATTCAAGTTTTCCATTTATTGCTTTTGAAAATGAAGAAATATTACTTACCAACAGTGATATGTGTATTGTAAGCTACCCGATAAAATAAGTATTTAATTGAAATATGTTCTTATTTTTGTGCCATCAAAGAATAAAACTAAATGGCGGTAAAATGGCGGTTGAGAATATTTTTATATAGTAAAATATGTCTATATATGTATTCCTAACCGCTTGATTTCATTATAAGTCATTGATTTTAAAAACAGCTTTAAAGAACTCATAATCGATTGGTCACTGGTTCAAGTTAAGTCGTAAAATCTATTAAATGTTTTATCACTGTTCATTTTAAAATATAGATATTAGTTTCACCATGTCTAAATTGCTTTTTGAATAATATTAAAATATTCTAAATCCTTAAAAAAACATTATTAATAAACAATTCTCCAACGGATTAACAGGAAGTTTAATGATATTTTCAAGGATTAGGTGTGTTAAGCATTATGAAATATTTATTTAAAGATTCTGTATTGATCGGTCTCTTTTTCATATTCTACTTTAGTATGGACATAACTTATTATGTTGTTTTAGAAAATCCTCATTCGTTTATTAGCAAAATAGGTAAGCCAACTGTTGATATTTTATTTGCTATAGCGGTTATAGTTGAAATTATTTTCTTTCTTTCAATGTTGATAAAACTATTTGTTGCTAATAGTACACATTTGTTAACCTCTTATTTAGGATTAATTTTAGGGCTAGCATTTTCTTTTATTTGGCTATTTATTTTATATATTTGTTTCGTCCGATTTCATAGTTGGGGATGGAATGGTTTTGGATTTCTTGGTTGGGCGTTTTTGCCTGCGATTGGCTGTTTTATGAGTTATATTGTTTTAATACTTATCAGAATGTTATATTTTTTATATTGTGTTTTATTTGTTGAAAGATCTAAATGA